TTGCCTCTGTCATCACATCTTCAACATCCGGTCCCATCTCAATCTCCTTTGGGCGCAGCGCCCGTTAGCTCAACGTTGGGCCTCAAGCCCGTTGCCAGAGTTGAGGCCCGGTTCCTCACGCTTCCTTCACCACCAAATAGCGGGTGCTGGTCAGGTACACGTCGGCGTCAGTCATGGCGGTCGGGTAGTCGAGGCGAATCTCCTTCGCCATCGTGTCCGGTTCGGTGCTGCCGTCTTCGAGCACGCGGCCCTTGTCCCAAACCTGTACTACCACCTTGAAGTCGCTGGTGTCTGCGTTCTCGATTCGTACTCTCTTTGTCATTCTGTTTCCTTTCGTGTCGCCGCTCTCAAGGGTGTGCGGCCCAACCCATCATTCCAGAGGACGCTGCGCGATGAAGCCGCGCATCGCCTCTGAATTCAGACATTGGAGGGCTTGGGAGCCGCCCTCGAATTTTTCTGCAAAAACCCCTTGACAATATGCGCAATGCGCGTATTATTCGGGTTGTGGATACGCCACAACCGCGCCTCGGGACCCAGGGGCTGGAGCCGAAAATGAACAAACAAATCGCCAAAGCCATCGCCAACGCCGATGCCCAACTCAACAACGTCGCCCTTCCGAACTACTCCGAATTCGTCGCCGCAGCCAAGCTCGCCCTTTGCGCTATAGACTCCCGCATCAGCGCCGAAGTCGGCCCGGTGCGCGACGAAGACCGCGAAGCCTACGAAGCGCTCTGCCGCGTCCTGGTCAGCGCGCTCACCGACGATGATGCCTAACCATCCGAACCGTTCGCGGGGCGGTTCGCCGTCCCGCAACCCAACCCCAGCCGAAGTTATGGCAGCCCGCGAGGCGGTGCAGGCGCGGCTTGAGTGCGGCATCACCGCCGCACAGGACTGGTGCGCCGAAGGGTTGCACACCAGCCGCCGCGCCTTCCAACAGTGGGAGGTCGGCGACCGACGCATGCACCCTGCGTTTTTTGAGCTGTTGAACATCAAGGTTTCCGCGCTGTAGCGGCGCCCTCCAACAATTCGTTCGTGTGGGACCGTCCGCCTGCGGCGGCCGGCCCCACAACTCCACCGTTATGCCCCGCTACGCGCACTTCCCACAGGACGCGGGGAACCCCGCCGTTTCCTACCGGGTCGCGCTTGTCTCGGAGCGCCACGGAACTTTCGGCCCAACTCTTGCGGCCCGCGAGTTCCTTTACCTTTACCCACCCGGCGGCGCGCAAGCTTGCGCCTGTCTCGTCAGCCTGTGTGTACGTTATGCACCGCCGATAGCCCATCGCCTTTGCCGCCCGCCAGACCGCGCCGTAAAGCATGCTGTTCGCGTTCCTGGTGCCATCGGTGCATGTCCGGTTCACTTCCAGCGTCAGGCCGTCGTCGTAGTGCCGCGCCACGGGTCTGCCAGCTGTGGCCACTCCAACCAGTGCGCCATCAAGGTGCAGGCCAACGCCAAACTTCCAGCCTGTTGGCGGCTTGTTGTGCCGATGGTGCTCCGCAATGAACGCCTTCGCCTGTGCCAACGTGATGGGAACCACGCATGGCATAACACGGCGGTCAACACGGACGCCTGCCAGCGGCGCTTCGCTTGCTGTCATGCGCCGGTTACCTCTTTGTTGTGCCGCTCGAACCGCGAATGCACGATCATCCAGTCGCCGGGGCTGTACGTGTCGCACCAATGCGGGTCTTCTTCGTCGCATTCGGTGGCTATCGGGCACGCGAACGTGTAGCAGCATCCTGGCGCTTCGGTGTTCTGCGCCGCCTGGCATCCGTATCCGTTGTTTTCACTGGTGTCGCTTGTGAACATGCCGCATTCCTGCGTCAGGCGATCAATGTGCATGCACTCTAGTTCATGCCACGTGGCCGGCAACGGCACAACAGAAACATCGACCGGACCTTGCGCAATAACCATCGTTTCCATGTCAATCACCTTTCTCCGGCGCAAGGTCGGTCATGTTGGCATTATGCTCATTCAGCGTGTTGATCGGTGGCAACGCCTTAATCACCTTGGCAGCGTTGTCGTGGTTCCCATCAATACCGGAGTCGAGCGTCCATTCCAACACTTCGCATTCGTACTTTCCGCCCCGGTAGTCCTCTTCATTTTCAGCCGCCTTCAGCGCCGCATGCTTTTTGCCAAACACGCCAACCGTGTAACTGTGGCATTCGCGGTCGCCCCATCGGTAGGCATGCACCGTGTAGATCGTTGGTTTAATTGTTCCTCCAGTCGCATAACTGTGCCATCGAGCGGACGGCTCCGCCGATAAGGCCGACTCCGCCCCGCTCATGGCGACGTTCATCTGCCCCTTCCACCACCTAAAAAACGCCATGGCCGTGACGATGCCGAAGGGGCCGCCGCACAGATAGGCGGCGATTTCGATGCCGCCGGCGTCCGGGGCCAGTTTGAACAGCATCAGGTTGGCTGCGCCGATGGCAAAGCTGTTGGCGAAGGCCAGCAGGCGGTGACCGGAGTTCACCACCAGGCTTTGCAGCCCCAGGAAGAACACCAGCAGGAAGGTGGACAGCAGAAGCAGCAGGGCCGTCATTCTTCGGACTCCAAGCTGAAATCCCGTTCCATCCAAAACGCCGGATTAATGGATTCAATTTCTACCCGAGGATCCACCCACTTCCGAGGATCCACCCACTTCCGAGAATCCACCCACTTCCGAGGAGAAAACCATGACGGCAATCCGGCCTCAACCCCCCCGTCCCGGCGCCACGCTTCGAACCTGGCGGCGGCCACCCGTTGCACGTGGCGTTCAGCGGGCCGTATCACCAGGACGCACATCAACCATTCCCAGAAGCGGATCATGACGTTGTCTCCATGGATTCACTCGCCCCCCGCAGTACGGACCATTCGATATCCGGCCGCAACTCCTCGCATTTCACGCCAGTGGTTTTCTCGATGGCCGGACAGTATTCAGCGGGCGGCATTTCGTCGGGATTGGGGCTGTTCAGCCAATTCCAGACATGGGGCTGTTTTATGCCACGTCCGATCAACCGGGCCAGCGCCGCTTGGCCCCCAGCGATTGTCACGGCGCGGTGTAGGGATTCGATGCTCATGACCCAAGAATATAAGCCAGTTTATGCGCCTGTCAATAACTTTGTTTATTTGTTCTTCGACAAGCTTGCTTGTAGATTCTTGCCATGACTTACGGTGAACGCCTTCGCCTGGCGCGCAACCATGCCGGCTTGTCCCAGCAGCAACTGGCCGACAAGGCGGGTTGCTCGCAACCCAATGTGTCCGTGGCCGAGAACTCGGCCACGATCACGGGCTCGGAATTTACCGTGCAATTCGCCAAAGCCTGCGGAGTCAGGCCGGAATGGCTCGCCATGGAACAGGGAGAAATGATCGACGGCATTGTCATCGAGGACGAACACCTCAAACACCTATTCATGGTGTGCGAGAAGCTGCCTCGCTATGCCGTCGATCAACTTGTTCAGCAAGGCGATGCGATGGCTGAACTCATCGAACGAGCACGAGAAGACACCGCAAACGGCTAAGATACTGAATTTTAGACGTTAATTAGCCAAACCTACCGGGCTTTCCTGGGTAGCTGGGTCAAGCGCGGAGATTTGCGCCGGGGTCAATATCCCGGCATTGGGAAACACCCGCCGAGCCAGATTCGCCCGCATCGCCAGATCCGCCTTCCGGTTCATCAGGCCGGACAACGCACTTGCCTCAGCCGCCTCGGCGGCGTCCACCTCATTTAAGACGCCCGGCACATTCCCATAGGGATTGCCCGCCACCGCCCGGATATAGCGCCGCGCCGCTTCCACCGAGCCAGTCTTTCTTGCCGAAGCGGAAAGCCGATCTTGCGCCCCGCGCATATATCCAAGACAGGCATCCACATATTCCACCGCGGTGGACCGCAACGAAGGATAAGCCCGCGCATCCAGCGCCACCAAGGCAAGCCGACGATCCCGCACTTCCAGAATCCGCCGCTCCAATAGCCTGGACATCTCTCCAACGGTGATATCGCCCTTGATCTGGGTATCCACCTCAAGCACTCGCTGGCCAACCTCAACAACGATAGGCACCACGGCGGATTCCAGACTGGATTGACGCCAATGCTTCCACCCCATTCCTACGGTCATGGCCAGGCCAGCGGAAATCATCGCCAGACCCAACACCTTTCCAATTTTCATCACATCTCCCACGCGCGTTTGATGGGAACCCTACCAGACGCCAAGGCCCGATACAACGCGCCCCAACCCCGCCGCATCCCTCACAAAAACACAGCCTCGCAAAAAAAATATAAACATGCTTATTGACATGACATATAACCATGCTTATATTTACGCCATGCCAGCCGATTCCCGGCTGGAACCGCCGCCAGGCGCGAGGCCTGGCGCCCCATGGAGAACCCCATGAGCGGCACGGGCCACACGGAGAGAAAGGCACCGAACCTGCCCGCGCGATCCGCGCCGGGTAAGCCCTCAAGGTCCGGACACGATCAACGAAAGGAGCGACCCGCAACATGAACGAATCCGCCATGCAGCACGGCCTGGACTGGACGCCGGACATCGACCCCACGGGCTGGCTGGCCAGCGAGAAATTCAACGGCTGCCGCGCCTACTGGGACGGCAAGACCCTGTGGTCCCGGGGCGGCCTGGCCATTCACCTGCCAACGGCCTGGCAAGCCGCCCTGCCGAAAGGCGTTCCCCTGGACGGCGAGATCTACGCCGGCCCCCAGGGACTCAACCGCGCCGTGGGCGCCGTCCGCTACGGCCGCTTCGCCCCGGACATGACCTACCGGGTGTTCGACCTGGGCCACGGCACCCCGGGGGCCGGCGAGCCCTGGGAGGATCGCATCGCCCGGTCCTGGGACTATGCCGGCGACCTCCTCCGCCCCGTGTCATGGGCGCGCATCACCGGCGAAAACCACCTGCGCCGCCACTTCCTGGCCGTCACCCACCGGGGCGGCGAGGGCCTGATGCTGCGCCACCCCGCCATTTCCACCGAGCCGGGCCGCACCGCCCTGCTGCTCAAGGTCAAGTACCCCTTCCAATTCAGGAGCGAAGCATGAGCGAGAAGACCTATTCCGTGAGCCTGTCCACCCTGGAAACGCTCGCCAACCTCATCAGCGACATGGACGCCAACATCGACCTGCCCATGGGCAAGGCCTACGTCAAACGCGCCCACGAACTCATCGAACGCATCCTGGGCGCGGATGCGGGTCGGGTGTACTGCCAGGAGGACGCCCCGGACGGCGAGCCGGTGACCTTGACCCCGCCCCTCGAAGCGGGCTCCGCCTTGGACCGTTTCCGCCGTCGATTCTTTGATTCACGTTTGGGACAACCTTTCGAAGGCTGAACCATGCCCCGCCCGGCCGAACAGTTCACCGACGCCGACCTGCGCGACCAGTACGCCCGCGCGGAGCTGGCCTGGCCGTTCGAGATCGGCATCCGCAAGCCGGGCATCCGCACCTTTCTCATCAACGGCATCCACGCCCGCCGCCACCGCGAAGCCAGCCTGGCCCGTGCCGCCGCCATTCCCCACCAGATCAAGGAGGAAGCATGACCGCCATCCCCGCCTACGCCATCATCAAACACCTTCCCGCCCAACGGCGCGGCGACCTGCGCGGCTTCAGCGTCATTACCCGCGTCAACGGCGAGCGCCAGGAGATCAATGTGCTGGCCCGCAACTTCGCCGAGGCGCTGAAGCTCACCGCTGCCCGGCAAACCCCGCCCGCCGGACGGTGACCCATGGACATCCTGGCCATCCCCCACCTGCGCATCGCCCTCGGCGTCCTTGCCTTTCTACTTCTGGTGCTGGTGCTTTTCGCCCTGGTCGGCCGCCTCAACCACCTGGACAAGGACAAAGCATGAACGCCGAAACCCTGGCCGACCCCATCGACCTGCTCACCCGCCTGAGCGATGAAAGCGACCTGTGCAGGAACGAATCCGCCGACGACATCGCCAACCTGCTGGACGAAGCCATCGCCGAACTGAAGCGCCTGCGCGCCCGTGTGCTGGCCCACCAGCAGGTGGTGGGCGCCGCCGCCGGGATGCTCAACGCCATCCACCGGGCCGGCGGCTACCACGTGGTGGACCCCATCCACCAACTCCGCGTCCAGCACGCCATTACCACCCTGGAGCAGTCCGTGATGGAAGTCATCAACGGCCTGGGCAAGACATGATGCCCGGCAACCCGCGCTTCCGCCGCGCCCTCGCCAAGGTGTGGGGTATCCATCCCCGTCCTTGGTGGGAGATTCCCCGCCGCGTTTGGCGGGGGATGGGGGCGCTATGAACCCGCCGCTCTATACCGGGGAACACTCCATCCTGTTAGCGCGGCTGGTTGCGGCCCTACATGCCGGCGTTCGGGGCACCCGCGAGGAGCTGGCGTTGTATTGCCACGGCGCCGCCAGCAGCCTGCGCCGCTGCATGACCCTGATCCGTCCGCTCGGCCTGATCCGCATCGTCGCTTGGCGGCCGAACCCACTCATCGGCCGGCTCGATATTGCCGTGTACGGTTTCGGCGAAGGACTTCCGGATTGCCCCCGGCCGCCAGGCGGGCCGCGCGGCATCGAACCCGGCCCGGTCAACAGCGCCGTCGCCGCCGCCATGCTGGAAGAACTGCGCCGCGCGCCCGCCACCAGCCAGGCCATCGCCGAGCGCGTCGGCTCCTCGCACGAATACGTCCAGCGCCGGCTGCGCGAGTTGCACGGGGCCGGCCACATCCATATTACGGAATGGACGACAGCCGGAAACGGACAGCGCGTGAAGGTATTCGCCTGGGGCCCGGGCGTTGATGCGCCCCGCCCCCGCCGGATTACCCCCGCCGCCGCGCAGAAAAACCGCCGGCACCGGCTGATCGACCGGTTCGGCCATGAGACCGCCGCCCGCATCCTCAAGTCGCGCCGCCAAGGCGGCAGCGATGTGGTGGTGTCTGACGGCAATATCTACCGGCGCGGCAAGCCGCGCGGGCACAGAAAGAACAAGGAAGCGGCAGCATGACCACTACTGCATTCGATGAACCGGTCAAAGACTTGGAAGGCGTGGAACACCTGGAATTTCCGGAATCATGACCACACCCACCTGGACCCCAGCCACCGAAGCCAAGCTCCGCGAGCTTTACCCCAACAACCACCCCAGCGTGCTGGCCAAGATTTTCCGCACCACCCCGGCCGACATCCGCGCCAAGGCGGTAGCCCTGGGCCTAATCGAGGCCAAACATGACGCCGACCTGCCTGGATAGCGTGTACTTCGGCGATTGCAGGGCGACGATGCGCGAACTGGCCGCCCGGGGCGTGAAGGTGCAAACCTGCGTCACCAGCCCGCCCTATTTCGGCCAGGGGTGTGATTAGACAAAACACACCGCCACGCCGTCGGTTGCGATGACGGTCTCGCCGGTTTCGCGGTTGTGGCTGCCGCGCAGGTTGGCGACGCTGATGGCGCCAAGGTTGCCCAGGCTGCCGGCGACGTACTTGTAGCCGCCGGTCAGGCAATCCGGATCGCCGGCGCCGACGGTGCAGGCGACGACCTTGGTGTAGCTGGTGATAGCGCCGCCGGGGCCGATGAGGGCATCGAGCCAAAGATCGCCACTGTTGCGCAGGTGCAGGATGCCCCACAGGCAGGCGCTGAGGCGGACAATGGCCGCCGTGGCAAAGTTGTTGAGGCCGACGATGGAGATGGCCGGGGTGAGGCCGTGGGGATATTCTCCGTCATCCGGGTTGCCCAGATAGGCCGGGCACAGGGGCTGGATGAAGGGGTGGGTGGCCCGCGCCTCGGCGCTGACGTGGCAGTGCCAGACGAAGGGATCATTTTCCGGGTCGCCAGTATTGTGGGTAGAGCAGCCGGCGCCGCCCCCGCCACCGCCGCTGAAAGTGACGCTGTCGCTGCCGAAGACGGTGCTACCGGAAATAGTGAGGGGATAGCCGACGCTGCCCACTTCCCGGTTGACGGTAACCGTGCGTGATTCGCTGGCATTGACGGTGACGCTATGGGCGCCGAAGGCCAGGGTGTAATAGGCCGTAGCGTTGGCGCTGGCGGTGTCGTTGTAGGGCGGCGCCGGCGGCCAGGGATAGACGTGGGCGGTCTCGATGATGGTTTCCCTATCGTCCACCACATAATCCCAGCGCCAACTGATCTTGGCCCACAGAATGCTGCCGTCGTCGGCATAGCAGCCTCCGACGACGCGGTCTACGATCTCGAAGCGGCGGCTGCCGGGGCCGAAGGGGCAGCCGGTGCCGCCGTCGGCGGGGCCGGTGTAGGTGGACAGGGGCAATACGTCGGAGCGGTCCGCCACGGCGGCCAGGGTGAAGTCCGGCATGTCGTCGCCGGCCAGGCTTACGCTCATTTCGGCGAAGGCCACCGCGTTGCGCTGGTGATACCAGCTTGGCGCGGCCACGTCGAGAAAAGCCTGGCGGGCGTGGGTCCAGGAAAACAGTGCCTTGGCGCCGGTGCGCGTGGTGTCCTCCAGGCGCAGGCGGTAGTCCGGGATGTCACTGAATTCCACCACCGTGGAACCAAATATTCCGCCCTGGATGGTCTCCCGGTCGTCGCCGAATATGGCGGCGGCGCTGAGGCTGTGGGTGCGGGTGATGCTGGCCGGCGCCACGCCGAAGTCGCCGAAGCGCTGGAAGACCACACTGACCGATAGGCTCGTGGCCGCCGCATCGATGGCCGTGCTCGGCAGCGGCGTGCTGACCCGGGCCAGCCAGCGGCGGCCGGCGGCGTCCCGGTACAGCCACACGGCCGCATCGGCGGCGGCCAGATTCTTGCTGTAGAGCATGCCACGGGCGCCGCTGATCAGCGCGTACTTGCGCAAGGCCCGTCCCGTTTCCGGCCAGGTGGGCGGGTCAGGCAGGCCGGGCTGCTTGTAGACCAGGGTTTCGCCGTTGGCCGTTGAAGTCGGATAGGACTCGACCGCGTTGTCCAGGCGCCGCAGGGTGGAGCCCCGGGCGATGCCATGGCGGACGTGGCCGCGAGCAAGGATTTCCGCCGTCTCCAGATCAAGAGGGTGGCCGGCGTTGATCATGCGTCCGGATCGCCGTATTCGAAAGGTATCACCGTTCCGGTGTCGGTGACCATGTCGGTGGCGTGCAGGCGCCGATAGACGAAGGAAAAGATGCCGTCCGAGGTAGTCACGGTCCGATCCGGGTGGAAGGTCCGCGCCGTGGCGTCCACTTCGGTGAGGCTGGCAATGGTGGGCGCGGGATCCTGCTGCTGCTGGGCGGTCTGGCGGGGTTTGAGGCGGCCGGCGCCGGCGCCGGCGGCGATGGGCGGGCGGACGGCGGGGGCAGGCAGTTCGACGGATACCGCCGCGTCGCCGGGCCGCACCAGTTGGCGCAGGGCTTCCTGGAGCCGTTTGTCGGTGACCATCAGACCGGATCGTCCCGTAGGGGGCTGGCCAGCAGGGAGATGTCGGCGTAGTCGCCGGCCACGCCGGTCTGGTCGGTAACCCGAATCCAGAATGTCTTGGCGTTGGCGGTGCCGGAGAGGATCTGGGTGACGCCCAGGTCCAGGGGGGCACCCGGGGTGGCGGTGGCCAGGCCGCCCTGGGTCAGGGCCAGGCGGAAGGCCGATACCGGTTCGCCCATACCGGCGTTGACGTCCGCCAAACTGGCGAGGATGTGGTCAACGCCGGGATTGGTCTGGGTCTTGGCGACCCGGTTGGCCACGGGGCTGCCCAGCCAGACCTGCTTGTCCTGGGGGCTGGTGGAGCCGTCATCCGCCTCCACCCAGCCGGCGAAGTCATCGAGCAACACGGTCAGGCCGGCGTCCTGGTAGAAATCGAAGGTCAAGGCCATGGCATCCTCACAAGGAAATAATCAGTTCGTCGTTGGGCACCGCCACCCGGTAGCCGGCGCTCACGGCGGGCTCCAAGTGGTCGGTATAGGCCGCATCGATGGCGGGGGTGGACAACAGGAATTCGGCGCGCTTGACGGCGCTGAAGGTGCCGGTGACCAGCTGGATGGATTCGTCCACGGTGCCGAAGAAGCTCAGATGGCCGCCGCCGTCCACGCGCATGCCGGAATAGATCGTGGGCGAGGAGGCATCCACCGTGTTCCACAGTTCCGCGTTCCAGCCGGGAATTTCCCAGTCCGGCAGGGTGGGCAGGGTGGTGTAACTGACGGGCACGGTCACCACCTGGGTGCCCAGCACGCCCAGGCGGTAGTTGGGCGTGGCGGCCCGGCCCGGGGCCGTCGGGGCGGTCAGGGCGTCGTCGGGTTGGGCGCCGTCCACGCCGGTGAAGCTGACGGCCAGGGTGATCTCGCTCACGGCCTTGCCGCCGGCCCGGTCGATGCGGTCCACCAGCTTCCAGACCTGGCCGGTGATGGATCGGCTCGGCGTCACTACGCGCAGGGTCTGGCCCAGTTCGATGCGGGGGTCCAGCAGGGTGGTGAAGTCGTACCGGTGGGCGCGGTGGGTGTCGGCGATGCGGCGGGCGGCCTGGGCCAGGCGGATTTCGACCAGGGTGTCGGCTTCGGCCGCCGGGTCCAGGTCTACGCCGTCCGCCAGCGCCGCGCGGCCCTCCTCCTCCCAGGACTTTTCGTCGTAGTTGATGCTCATGGCCGCCGTGTCGGTGTCGGCCAGATCGCCATAGGTGGCAATCGAGGCCGGGCAGCTCACGCTGAGGGTATAGAGGTCGGTTTCGTCCTGGACCCAGCGGCGGACCAGGGCGCCGGACGCCGACATGGCATAGCCCGGCACGGTGGGGATCTGGCCCATGACCAGGCCAGCGCTGGACCAGCCGCTGGGCAGGTCGGCGATGGCGTCCTGGATGACCTGGTAGGAGGGCGGAAAATAGGGTAGGTCGCTGGCGTTGAGGGGGCCGTCGTACCGCCACGACCACACCGCGTCCGCCGCGCGCAGGTTGGGCCGCCGGATTCGAATTTCCAGGTCGATGCGGTTGATCAACTGGCTGGCCGGCGCCGTGGTGAGCACCGGGGTCTGGTATTGCGTGTCGGCCGGGCCGAAGGTCCGGGAGACCGCGCCGGCCGACCAGCCGAACAGGCTGAATTCGCCTCGGGCGGTGAGGCAGACGCTGGCGCGCAAGGTGGTGAGGCGGTCTTGCAGATAGTCCCAGCCCTGGCTGTCGGCGCCGAAGGCGAAACGGGACCACAGGGCGCCCGGCGTCATTGCGTCGATCTGCGCCCGGGTCGCATCGTCCATGCGACGGGGCAGGTTGTCGGTGCAGCGGAAGGCCACCGTGCGCTCGGTGAAATCGAGCTCGGGTTTATCCACCACCCCGGTGAAGCGCCGCCAGTAGCAGCCGCCCTTGAAGTAATCGACGGCCACCGGCTGGTTGAGCCAGCTGGCCGGCGTGAACGCCCCGGCCAATTTGAGGGTGAAGGTGGCCACCCGGGCGGCGGACGCCTCGCCCTCGATGACGACGGGGCCGGTGAGGCGCTCGGTGACATCCTCCCCGCCCAGTAGTACGCGGGACCCGAACCCCCCGGCCAGCACCAGGGCGGCCGGGTCGAACACCCGCACGCGCAAGGTGGCCGAGGGCTGGCCCTTGCCGTAGACCTTGATGCGCATGGTGGCCGAGGGCTGCCCCAGGCGGCGCACCTGGACGCGCAGGGTGGCGGTGGGGGCACCATATTGGGTGGGCAATACGCCGGTATATGGAACCGTGGTCCAAGTCAGGCCATTATTGGAACTCGTCAAGGTATCAACGCCGGCGCCATCGGCAAAAACAAACCAATTACCCAAGACGCCCAACTGGCCGGCATATCTACCAGCCGGCAAAGCCCGCTGCGTCCAGTTGATACCGTCTGGGCTGGTCAGACCAGTGTTGCTGGTTTCGTCAATCGCGCAAAATACCGTGCCGTCATGGGCAAGAGAGCGCCAATAGCCGCTGATGGGAAGCGTGATCTCTGACCAGGTAGAGCCGTCATCTGATGATACTGCACCTTTATTGCTGCCGTAGCCGAGCGCAACCACTTTGCCGCCGCCGGCAGCAACCGCCATCCAGTCTCGACTCGCCGGCAAAGCCCGCTGCGTCCAGTTGATGCCGTCTGGGCTGGTCGCGCAATAGCCCGCGCTATCGGCCATCGCCACAAAAGTGGATCCGGAGACAGCCACAGCCGCCCAATTACGCCAAGCCGGCAATGATCTCAGCGTCCAATTGATGCCGTCGGGTGAGGTAAATGCGTGATTGCTGTCGTAGGCAACCGTGCAAAAAACCGTGCCATTATGACCCAGGCCGTTGATCGTGTAGCCATCGAATGGGCTGCACGAATATTCCGTCCACGTCGTGCCGGAGGCACTGACTGCGGACTGGGAACCGGCGCCCACCGCGCAAAAGACGCTGCCGGACCAGGCCAAACCAGACCAATTCCCGAACGTATCCAGATTGGTCTGGGTCCAAACGATGCCATCGTCAGAATACCCTACGGACCAGCCGTAGCCCAAGGCCACAAGCCGGCTTGTGTTGGCGACAAGCCGGATCGGCGTCAGGGCTGGAGAGAACCCCATTACACCTCTTCCGCCGTCAGGGTCCAGCGCGAACCAAATCCTTCGGATTCATCGCTGCGCGCAAACTCGATCAGCGCCGTGAATTTCGGGTAATAGCGGACGATGTAGTGGTTGGCGCCGGACAGGGCGGACCAACTCAGCAGATCGCCGGCCAGGCTGGCTGAGATTTCAATGAGCTGGTCGAGGGGTGCGGCGGCGGGACGACAGGCCATGACATAGGGCACGTAGCCACTGTCCGTCCGCCGGGCCGCCGGCAGGATGACACTAGTTCCGGCCACAGCCAATTCCTTGTAAATAGCGCAGCTGACTTCGTACTCGGTGTGGTCGTTCAGACCATCCAGGCCAGGCGGAACGGTGCCCGTTCCGCTGACCTCGTAGGCCAGTTTTTCCCAACTGAACTGGGCCTCCAGGCGGCCGTCTTCCATGCGGGTCCGGCCGGAGCCGCCGCGCTTCAGGAATTGCTGTTGCAGGCTCAGAGCCGCATAGATGGGGACTACGAAGCCGCCGACGATCAAGGTTTTCATGTCAGCGCCGCTTTTTCGATCCGCGCTTCAAGGCATCCATGCTCAACGCCTCCATGAGATCGTTCACCACCCGCTCGCTGCCCATGAACTCATAGTCCGCGCCCTGGAACGCCAGGGTGAAACGGCCGTAATCACGCGGCGGCGCGGATGCGCTTTGCAGCCCGGCGCCAACGCCGACCGGCCCGCCCGCGGCGAACCGGGGCAGCAGACCGGACAGCAGGGCCGCCCGCAGCCGGTAGACGGCGGCATGGCCGCCCGCCGCGCGCACCTCGGCGGCGGTGAACACGTGTTCGCCGTCGGACAGGCGGGCCAGGATGCGGTCTTCGGTGGGGCCGCCCGGGCCGCTGACGGCACCGCCTTCCGCATAGTTTCTAGACGCTCCCCGGCTCGGTTTGGGCAGATCGGCGCCGGACAAGTTCTGCAACACCTCCCCGTTCGGCCCCAGGGGCACCACCTTGACGGTGATGGTCTTGTCCTTCAGGGCATCCAGGCCGGCCATGACTTCGGCCAGCACGGCCTTGGCCTGGTCCCCCTGGATATTGATGGGCGTGCCCTGGGCCAGGGATTCCAGGGCGTCCTTGAGATCCTTGACGGTCTGGGCGGCCGCGTCCCACTGGTCCTTGATGCCCTGCTGGCTCGCCTTGGTCTGGGCGGCGGCTTGTTCGGCGCCCCGGGCCTGGGCCAGGTCGGTTTCCTTGAGCACGTCCTTGGCCTTGGCGCCGTCGAGCACCGCCCGGGTGAGCTCCCGCACCGCTTCCGCCTGGGCCTTGATGTCTTCGTAGCTGGTGCCAGGGGTGGAAACCAGCCGGTCCAGCTTCATGCGTTCGACAGTCAGGTCGAAATTGGCGGAGGCCAGGCCCGCTGGGGTGCTGGTATCCACCGCTTCGGCGGCGGCACGGGCGCGCAGTTTGCGGGCTTCGTCCCGGTATTCCTTTTCCGACTTCAGGGATTCATGCCAAGCCTCACGCGCGGCCTTTTCCAGGCTTTCGTAGGCCGTCACCTGGTCCTTGATGGCATCGGTGGCTTCCTGAATCGGGGTCTTGGCACCGCTGGCGGCCCGCAGTTGCTCCTTGAGGGAGCGTTCCAGGGCCTTCAGGCTGGCCTGGTAGTTGGGATCGGCGATGTTGAGCTTGCCTTTTTCCGCCTCGAAGCGGTCCCGGATCTCCCTCAGCTTCGCTTGCAGGGCGTCGGACTGGGTCTGGCCCGCCTCGATGAACAACTGGGTGCTGGCCTTGATGCCCTTGCTGGCGAATTCCTGTTCCAGGCGGTCCAGTTCCCGGGTGGCGGTGACAATCCGGCCTTGCAGCTTGTACCAGTCGGTCAGGCGCTTGGTGTCTTCCGCCGTGGCGTTCTTGGGCAAAATGGCGAAGCCCTGATCGTTGAGATTCAGGCCCAGCGCGGACTGTTTCGCGCTCAATTCCGCGCGCTGGTCGGAAACCCGTCGGCGCTCGGTGCCCAGATCGTCGGCGATGGAAGGCTGCTGCTGCTGCTGCTTCTGCGCCTCGGCCGCTTTCTTCAAGCGTTCCGCCGCCGTTTCCCCCTTTTTGCCCGCCTCCTCCGCCTTGACGCCCCAGGTGGCCCACAGGGCGGCGCCGGAGATGAGCAAAGTCGCCAAGGCGACAAGCGGACCGCCCATGAAGCCGATGGCGCGGCCCAGGGTGATCGTGGATGCCGTGGTGCCCGCCATGAGGCCCGTCCTGGCGGCCAGGGCGGTATTGCCCAAACCCAAGGCGGCAGCGGAACTCACGCGGGCCATGGCGAGGCGATTTTCCGCCGCGATCTGGGCGCTGATGGCGCCGATCTCCTTGACGCGCGCCACCGTCATGAGCGCGGTTTTTGCGATCATCAGGCTGATACCGCCCGCCGCCAGGGTGATGACCACCCGGGCCAGTTCGTCGATGTGATTCGCCAGGAAGCCGATGGATTGGGTGACCAGATCGCTCAGATGGAGCGTCTGGTCCAGGTTGCCCAGGAAATACTCGAATTTGGTGGAAAGGTTCTGCATGGCCCGGCCCATGGTGAGGGGCATGCGGGCCGCCTCGGCGTCGATCCGGTCGCCCATTTCCAGCAGGGCCTTGACAACCACATCGGCGGAGAGCTTGCCTTCCTTGGCCATGGCCCGCATCTCGCCGGCCGTGACGCCCAGGGCATCGGCCAGGGCCTGTTGCAGGCGGGGGGCGTTTTCCATGACGGAGTTGAATTCGTCGCCCCGCAGCACGCCGCTGGCCAGGGATTGCTGGAGTTGGCGCACGCTGCCCGCCGCTTCCTGGGCGCTGGCGCCGGAGATGAGGTAGGACTTGTTCACCGTGTCGGTTACCCGGGCTACCTGCTGCTGGGTGAGCCCCAGTTGCCGGCTGTTGGTCATGAGCCGCTGATAGAGGCTGCCGGTGGCGTTCACGTCGGCGCCGGTGGCCAGGGCGATGCGTTGCACGTCGGTCATGGCGAGGCCCAGGCCTTCGTGGCCCGCCGTCACCAGGGCCAGGCGCCCGCGCAGGTTGGCGTATTGGTCGGTGAGTTCCGGGATGGAGGCGATGGCTTCCGTGAAGACGTTAACCGCCTTGTAGGCCAGGGCGTACTTGAGGATGAGCTGGAATTCGTTGGCCATGCCCAGCAGTCCGCCCCGGGCCTTCTCCGCGCTCTTGGCGATGGCGTCGGTGGCCTGGGCGGCGGGACTGGCATCGGGCAGGGCCACCACGCCTGAAGCGCCGGGGGGCCGGGACACGGCGGCCCGCGCGGAGGATTCCGGACCCGGCGCGGCGCGGCCGGGCGTGAGCCCCACCCCGGCTGGCAGGGTCTTGGCGGTGGCGGATAGGGCGCGCAGATCGCGGTTGAGGTTGACGGAGGCCACGCCGAAGGACGCCATGTTCCGCCGGGCCAGTTCCAGGCCGATAGCTTCGTGGTTGAGTTCTTGCCGGAACCCCCGCGCGACGTTTTTTGCCTGCTCCAATTTCCCAACATACTGGGGCAAGGCCGTGGCGGCGGTGGCACCGATGCGGGAAACCTCGGCATTGTGCTTTTGCAGCTCGCGCCCGGCGCGGGAAACAGCCTCCTTGGCCTTGTCGATATCCCGGCCGAACGCCTTGATGCCAGCGGCGCCGCCGATCTCGGCCTGGCGCCGGAAGTATTCCAGTTGTCGGCGGGCCTCTTCCAGGCGCTGGGCGGCCTGGCCGGCGGCGCGCTGGGCTTCGTCGAGCAGGCGCAGCTTGCCGACGTTTGCCTCCTTGACCAGGCTGGCCACTTCCGCCGTGGCGTCGGCCAAGTCCTTCTTCAGGTCCACCACGCTGGTTTTCAGGCGGCGGAAGGCCCCGACAACATTCTTGTCGTCGGCGCTGATGCGGATGAGGAGTTCCTTGTCGCTGTTGGCCATGTGCTATGGTTGAACCATGAAGACGCCTTCGTTACTCCCGCTGCTGTTCATGCTGTCCTTTCTGCTGGCCTTCTTGGTGCCCGTGCTGGTGTGGGTGGCTGGCTGGCCGTTCACCCTGCTTGTGCTGAGCTTGATGGTGGCCGCCGTATTCACGCGGGATAACCCCTACCTCAGCCGTTGAGCAGTTCGTCCCGGAACTCGGCGAATCCCTTCCTGTCGGCTTGACCGGCCCGGGTGGCCACGGCGGCGGACAGCAGTTCTAGCCGCTCCGCCTGGTCGATGGCGTCGCAGTAGCCCCGCAGTTGGCGCAGGGTGTAGCGCATCACGTCGGCATGCCGGTGGCCGGCGCCGATGAGGCGCTGGGAAACCGCGAACCAGCCAGCAGCGCGGCCAGCTTGCCGCGTTCCGCCAGAAGCCCCCGCTCCAGGCGGCTCCGGATAAAAAAATCGGCGTTCACCTCCACCACCCTGCAGCCCAGAGCGATGAATTCTTCATCCCCCAGTCCGTCTATCCAGTCCTTGTCCACCCGCGCGGCCAAGCGGACGGCTTCCAGCGCCGCCGCCGGATCGTCCAGCAGGGCGGCGCCCACCAGCCCCTCGGAGAGGAGATCCAGCACGGGCCGGGCGGCGCGCAGGAAGGCGGGCAGTTCGCCTACCTTGAGGGGAGACAGGCCGATTTTGCGGCCGGCGACGCTGAAGGACTCGGCCTGGCCGACGAGGGCTTCCAGATCGTCGGCGGAGGGGGCGTTGGGCGTGGAATACATGGTGGTGTCCTCGATGAGCGCGCGGCGGACGCGCCGCGCCAAGGTCTGGCTCAAGCCGCCCACGGGGGTGGTGGGCGGCTTTGGTCAGGCCACGGGGGTTAGAGCATGATGATGCGACCGAACTGGCCGAACACCCCGGCGGCGGTCTTGGTGGCGTCCGCCAGCACGGAACCCTCCAGGGGGAACTTGGCCACGTCGTCGTTGATGAGGGCCATTTCCTTGGCGGGAGACAGGCGCACCCGGTAGAGGTCCACGATGACGGGGGGGCTGCCGGACACGGCGGTGTTGACGCCGACGAAGCGCAGCCAGTATTCCACCGCGCCAGCGGCGAACAGCTTGGTGTAGGTGGTGGCGCCGGTGCGGGTGTAGTCCGCTTTCAAGGGGCCGGTGAAGACGCCGCCGGTGGTCAGGTCGAGCAATTCGATCTGGCCCGCGTTGAGATCGGCGCTGTAGTTGGTGCCCAGAGTCAGGGTCTTGGGCGAACCGGTGGAATCCTTGATGACCAGAGCGGCGATGTTCTGGGAATCCAGTAGGTAGATGTCGCCCACGACGGGGGTGGTGGAGCCCTCGATGGTCTCGCCAGTCACCGCGCTGGTGGCCTGGGTGCCGGCGACGCCGAACAGCATTAGATTAAGATTGTCGGCATCCAACTGCTCCAGGGTCATGTTGCAGCCGGCCTTGAGTTCGGTGGTGAGCCGCAAATCGGTCAGGCGCAGGCCGGATGTGGCTTCCTTGTGTTCCTGCGTGGACTCTTCCAAACTGAACTTGAACTCGGGGGCGTTGCCGACGTACTTCATCACCAGGGGGTTGCCGCTGGCGTCACGCTGGCCCAGGTAGATCTTGCCCTGGCCGTTGAAGTATTTCTTGGACATTTCGGTCTCCTATCTCAGTGCAATGTGAACTTCACGCGGAACAGCAGGGCGGCATTCACCAGCCCGTTGCCGTAGGAGACGATGGCGTCGTCCTCGGGCCAGATGTGTTCCACCGGATCGTTGGCGCCTTCCGGCTTCCAGTTTTTGAACACGGTCAGGATGGCGGCCATGGCCTCGCCCAGCGGCGATAGGGAGGTGGAACCCTCCGCTGCCACTAAGGGCCTGGCCAGCACCAGCACCTGCCAGTCCTGGGATACGAACAGGGGGCGATTGTCGTCGCCGCCCTTGGGTTGCCCGGTCTTGAAGGTGCCTCCATACAGCAGATACGCCCCCGGCAGCTTCATGCCGTCCGGGCTGCCGGCGTCGTCCACGTCGCCACCGTTCAGGGCGCGGTCGAACTCCGCGTAGCCCCCCACTTCGGCAAGCCCGGCCGCCGTGCCCAGGCGGGCCAGGAAGACGGGCTCGTAGGCAAGCAGGTTGGCGGAGAGGTCCACGCTCATGGCCTGTCACTTGCGGCTCAGGAAATAGGTGGCCCAGCCGGTGGAATCCACCAGCGGCCCCTTGCCCACCACGTAGGCCACGCCGTTGATTTCCACCTCGGCACCCTTGCGCGGCGGCAGGGCACCGAAGTCGGTCAGGGGCGCCCCGGCCCGCCATTCCCGCCCGGCGCCGGGTTCGACCGGGTTCCGCTCGGCGGAGAAATCCGCCTCGCTGAAGCACACGGCCGTTTCCTCGCCGCCGTTCAGCAGGACGGCGTTGGCGAGCCGGGACACCACATCCCGGTTGCACTGGGCGGACTGGTCGGCGAAGGGGGTGGAGACGGGCATGGGTCAGGGGGTGCCGTCCGGGGTTTGCGGGGCGCCGGCCGGGTCTTCGGAATCTAAGCCGCCCGTACCGCCGCCGGCGGTGGCCTCGTTCGGCTTGGTTTCTTCGACCGCCGGGACGGCCAAGTGGCCGGCTGCGATGAGACCCAGTGCCTCCTCGTCGTCCATGCCGACCTTTTTGGTGTCAAAGCCGGTGCCGGGCTCCATGGCCTTGGCCTTGGCGCCCTTGCCCACGTAGACGGTGGAAACGGTGGTCACTTTCATGGTGGCCTCCCTTACAGCACCGTGGCGCAGAAGCTGGCGTTGACCCGGGTGGGCACCACCAGGGGCGCCGACTGGGACAACACGTAGCGGACGGAGGGATCCTTCTCCACCCAGGACTTGGCGAAGATTTCGATGGCCTGGTAGCCCGCCTCCTCGTCGCGGATGGCGCCATAGGCCTGGGTGCCTTCCAGTTGGGCGCCGTTGGACATGATGACGGTGCCGCTGGGCAGGATGGCGACCTCGGAACCGGCGTCGTTGATGTACCAGCCGGAATAGACCCAGATGTTGAAGCCGTCCACCACGCCCATGAACACCGCGCCTTCCTTGATCTGGGCGCCCTGGTTCAGGGTGGAGCCGGCGGAGCGGATCAGGTCCAGGCGGGACTTGACGGTGGCATCCTCGCGGAAGACCTTCCAGGTGGCCACATCCATGGTCACATCCACCGGCATGGCGCCGGATTTCTGCAACACGAGTTGCGCCCAGTCCTGAAGCAGGTTCAGGGGGTTGATACCGGAATCGCCCCACTTGTTGCCCGAGGTCAATGCCACGGTCAGCGAGGCATGGCGGCCGAAGCTGACGGAGACGGAAGGATAGTCGTCGCCCACCACGGTGACGGCGCCGGTGCGCAGCGCCTCGGACGCCATGACTTCCAGGCGGCGGCGGATCTGGTCCTTGTGGTCCATGAGGGTCTGGCCCACCAGATAGGCAATGCGCTGCTCGGGGGACAGGTTTCCGGTCAGGGCTTCGCCCGCGGCCCGCTTAAGGGGCCGGCCGGGATCGAAGGGGGTCTTGGGCTTCAGGTAGGCGGGCTTGAAGGTCTTGGTGGTATGGCCTTGGGCATTGACCACCCGGCCGGCCACCACGGGCGAGACGAAAGGCGCCAAGCGGCGGGTCTTGTCGATCACGTCAAAGTGGATTTCCTCGCTGGTCTCGGTTTGGACCATGGGGAAATAGGTGTCCAGCAGATGACTGGGGGTGGCCACCAGGGAGTTGATGGCGCCAGTCAGGGCGTTGGTGGAAAACAGGTCCATGGCGGCTCCTTAAGCGGTAGCGGGGATGAGGGTGATGCCCTTGGCGCGCAGTCCCTCGCGGATACTGGCGGCGGTGTGGGCGGTGCCCAGGGTCAGGGCGGTTTCGTTGAAGTCGCCCCGGGCGTAGCACAGGGCTTCCTTGTCGCCGCCGGAGGCGTCGCAGTCCTCGGCCAGGATCAGGTCGGGGGTCTGGGAACCGTCGGAGGCGCCAGACAGGGACAGGTTGTACTTGCCGGAGGCGGTGATCTTGCCCAGCACGGCGCCCCGGACCAGGTTCTGGCCGGAGATCATGGTGACCTTGCGGGACACCAGCAGGTGGGCATTCCCGGCGATGAGCTTGTCGGGGGTGTAGGTGGCGGAAGAGAAGCTGGTGGGCATGGCGAGGTCTCCTTAAGCGGCTTTCTTGCCCTGGAACACGGCCAGGATTGGGTTGGCGCCATTGCCTTCGGCGGCGGGAGCGTCCCGCCCTTCCAGCGCGGGGTTGCCCAGGCCGGCCATGGCTTCGGCGAAGGTGCCGCCGGGCTTGGCTTCCGGGGCCTTGGGGGTGGCGGCCAGGATGGCGGCGGCCTGTTCGACGCCGAGGCCCTGGGCGACCAGGGTGTTGGCCAGGGCTTCGCGGCCCTTGGCTTCGGCATGGCCCAGAATGCTGGCGGCCCGTTCGCGTTCGGCTTTGGCGCCTTCTTCGCGGCCGGCGGCCAGGCCGGCGGCGTGGCCTTCGGACCGGGCGCGTTCAAGATCGGCCTGGGTGAATTCGGCGGTCGGGGACTGGCCGCCCATGTCTTTATCTGCCATGGAATTTCTCCTTTGCTGGCTGGTGGCGCGGGCGGCCCGCGGGGAAGTGCTCTGGCGGCCCATGCGGGCCAATTCGGCGATGATTTGATCCGGGGTGGCGATGCGGTCGGAGAGGCCAAGGCTCACGGCCTCGCTCCCCATGTAGATGCCGGCCTCGGTGGCGCGAGCGGCGGCGGCGTCGAAACGGGCGCCGCGATGGCGGCCGACGGCTTCGACGAACATGCCGTAGAGGCTGTCGATCTGGCGCTGGAAGTCGGCGCGGACGGCCTCCGGCAGGGCGGCATAGGGGTTGCCGTCGATCTTGTGGCTGCCGGCGTAGATGTGAGTGACCTTGACGCCTTCCTTTTCCAAGGCTTGGGAAAGGTCCACGTGGCGCATGACCACACCGATGGAACCCACGTCGGCGGTGGGCGTTACGGCCAGGGTTTCAGCGGCGGAACCCAGCAGATAGGCGGCGGACGCGGCGGTATCGGCGGCGACGGCGTGGATGGGCTTGATGGCGCGGGACTGGAAGATGCGATCCGCCAGGTCGAACACCCCGGCCACTTCGCCGCCGGGGCTGTCCAGGTTGAGGAGGATGGCATGAACAGATTGATCCGCCAGGGCGGCTTCCAGCTTGCGGGCGATGTCCTGGTAGCCTTGCAGGTAGGCGGAGGTGTTCATGTCCATGGACCCGCGATGGGTGAGGATGCCGAACACGTCGATGCGGGCCACGCCGTCGATTACGTCGTAGCCGGGCTTCTTCCACTCGCCCTGCTGGCTGGCAATTGCCTGGGGATGAAGCGCGGCGAGGTCAATATCCGACCCCAGGATGCGCCCACCCAATCCCGCAATGATGGCATCCAGCTTGGCCGGTGCGATGAGCAGCGGGGTGTTGAAGATGCGGGCGGCAAGGTGGGGTGCGCGGTTCATGGCAGCCAGAGTGCCGCCCCGCGAGTGACATTTTCAGGGGGAAAATGTCACTGTTTTTTGCTGGGTGGTTCAGGTTTTCAGGCATAACAGGCGGGCGGTCTTTGACCATTCCCGCGCATCGCTCAATTGCACGGCGCATGTGATTTCGTATACCTCGCCTAGCACCGGGTAGCGCCACCATTGCACCACACTTTGCCCGTCTTCGATGTTTGCGGCACCGTAAATGCGCGACTCCGGGGTGGCGTCAAGCTCCTTCAAGGCAACGACGGAAACGCTCTTGATCTGGGCGATGGTGACCCCCGTTCCCGCGAATTCCGAAAAATCGAATACCAACGGGATAATGGCTTCCGGCGTGGCGGGGGGAAATTTATCCATGATCATGGTGGCGCCTTATGCGGTAGCGGTGACTTTCCATTGCCTGGCCTTGGCGGTGACTTTCCATTGCCTGGCCTTGGCGGTGACACGGTGGTGAATGACCGCCGGCAACCCAGACCCTCCGCCCAGGCTGCCGCTGGCAGCGGCGCGCGCCAGGGCTGCGCCATCCAGGCGGATCACCGTGGTCAGGTCGCCTCCGGCCAGGGCAGTGACCAGAGCGGCGCCCGTGTAGGCGACCTCGATGGTGAGGTCGCCGCTGGCTCTGGCGACCGATGCGGCTGCGCCGGTCAGGGGGAGGATGGTCGTGAGCCCGCCCGCCGCCGTGACGTAGGCCTTGGCCGCGCCGGTAAGGGGGATTTCCGTGAGCAAATTTCCGGCGCCGATAGCCTGGGCTGAAGCCGCGCCAGAGAGGCCAGCCGGGATGGTGGAGAGATTGCCGCCGGCCAGGGCCTGGGCCAGGGCAGATCCATCAAGGCGGATTTGAGTAATAAGGCTGCCACCTGACTCGGCCAGGGCTGCGGAGGCGCCAGCGAGTGGAATGCCGGTGGTGATACCGGCGGCGCCCATGGCCTGGGCCAGGGAATTGCCGGACAGGGTGATCTGGGCGGTGAGCATGCCATCGGCCAGGCTCACGACGGAGGCCTGTCCGGACAACGGAATGCCGGTAACCAAAGCGCCGGCAGCCGTCGCCACTACGGCAGCGGCGCCGGACAGCGGAATGGCTGTCGTGAGTTGAGCAGCTGCGTCGGCCTGGGCTGACGCAGCCCCGGAAAACTGGGCTGCGGCGCCGCCGCCACCACCATCAAAGTACAACCTGAGCGGCGACTGCACCGCCGGCCAGCGGCCCGTATACAAATCCAGCAGTTCGGCGTCGCTGATCGCACGGTTCCATAACGCGAGCCGTGACGTGCGCATGCTGGTGTTATACCCGGCGCCAATATCTATCTCGCCGAGCTTCAGCCCCAGACTGGCATTACTATTGATGGTGGTGATGCCGGCGTGCGTGGTGCTCCCCGTTTTCATCGAGCTGAGGTCACCTGGAAACCCCATATACTGTACAAGCATGCGCGTGACAGTCAGCGTAGTTCCGCGCCGCCGGCCAACCAACAAATATGTCGCGTTGGCAAGCCATCCGGCGGTAACCGATGCTGTATACACCGTGGACCCGCACGCGACGGAAAAATCCGTTGTCGTGCCGGAAAAACTCCCTATCGCACCCAGCAGCCAATCGCATGTGCTGGGGCTGGCGCCACTATTCCAGCGTCCGACCGCGAGATAGCCATCCAGCGCTGTCGGCGTGAAGAGGATGGCTGCCGTGAAATCACGCGCACCGGGCTGGTCGGCCCCCGCACACGGCAGCACGGCGCGCCCCAGGTTGGAGGTACCTGAGACGGATAAAGCGGTCCCCCATGCATCGAGCGTTAAACTGCTATTCTGGCCACGCTGTATTGGCTGCCTGGATCGGACCTCGGCACCGCGCTTGAAATCCCAGAAGGCAACGCCGTTCGGCATCCCCCTGGGCAATATGATTTCGGCCATTTTACGTCGTCACAGCGGCCGTGATCTCTGAGAACAGCGCCTCACACGTTACCGCTTGCCCGGTGTTGCCACTAAACTCCACCTCCAGGTGCATGACGCCTTGCGGTACATCGTAGAACTGCTCGGTCACACCGTTGTTATTGGTTCCGCCCCCGAACGACCACTCCGTTTTCCAGACTGCGCCTGCCGCGCCGGTTGCCGGCGTCGGTCCCTCATCGTGTGCTGTGAGTATTGAGCATACCGCCTGGGTGCTTGGCCCGACGGCGCCGTTTGTGATCTTAAACGTGAGACGGCCACCTTGAGCGGTGCGTAGATCAATGGCGGCGCGCGTGGTGGCATTGGCAGCGTTGCTGGTTCCCGCCGCGACTAATGTGCGCCGCGTTTTTAAGAGGGTCGTCGAACTCATACCAGCAGACTCCCATCATCGGCGTAAATGGCGCGGCGCACATCCAACTCATCAACCACATCCGGGACTTCGGCGATCGATAGTAAGGCAGACGCAATGGTGGCGCTGTCTGGGCCAAAAACCTGCTGCGCGCCCAGCGCCTGGATCATGCCTCGGGTGGCGGCGCTTCCGAAATCCAAATCGCCTCGGGTAATCAACACCCAGGCCCATTTGACAGGGCTTGATGTCGACTTGAGCGCATCCAGCGCATCTAATACGGTAGCCCCGACCTCCGGCCCAAGCACTTCCAGGACCACGCCGATGCCGCCAAGGCGTGGAACGACCCGTTTGCGTGTGGCGGCCAATTGGTCGGCGATGGCCTGAGTGTCCGGGATCAACGCCTTCAGATTCTGATTGACACTGATCTCGGCGCGTATATCAATGATGTCCATAGCTAAATCCAGGGTAAATTGTGGGGGTTGTCGCCGGCGCGGTCGCCGAAATAGGCACGCCGGCAATGACCGGGATCAACCCGATGCAGCATGCGGCAAAGCCAATCGCAAACGATGCATCCCTTGGCCGCGCGGCGGTAGCAACGGCTTGATATCGTCTCCCAGCGACCGCGCAGGATGACATCATTGACCCAACGATCGAGCCGGATCAGGCCGAGCCAAATACGACGCATGATCGATCAGTTGTCGATCTGGAAGCTCAAGGCGCCCGCCGCGAAGCTGGGGGAGGCGTCGCCGGAGTTGACGGTCTTGGGGGTGGTGAGGGTGTGCCAGATCAGCAGGTTCCCGCCGCTGGGCGCATCGAGGCCGCCAAAGCATTGGATGCTGCCCCAGCTCCCCGTCGGAGCCGGATAGGTCACGGCGGCGTTGTTGCTGGTGGTGCCGCCGGTGCCGGTGGATGCGGTGGTGCTGCCGGCGCTTTGGGTGCCAGCCCAGTTGGCCAGGGAACTGGTCACCGCCACGCGGGCATAACTGCCGCCGGAAACCTCGGTGCCGCCGCCGGCATCGGTGGGGCATGTGGTGTAGAGCGCCCAATAGGTGGCGGCCGGCATGGTATAGGCCTGGCCCCGCAGCAGCGCGTCGATGAGCTTGTTTTCCAGGTAGTCCGAGATGCTGGCGGACCACGCGGGCAACGTGAACGCCAGAGCGAGGACGAGGGGCAGGCTGGTGAGCAGGGATTTCTTCATGGTGGTCTCCTTGGTGGTTAAACTCGGCCCCCGAACACCCGCTCCCGGAAGGATTCCAGGCTGGCGATGGCGCGGGTGCCCATGTGGCCGGATATGGCGATCAGCACGGCGGCCATGGGGCCGCTGATGCCGCCGGATTCGCACAGCAGCCAGGTGAGGACGCCTGCGAAGGAACTGATGATGAGATCCAGGGCCAGCGCCCGGTAGCTGAAGGGCGCGCCCTTGCGGACCCGCTGGGCGTATTGGACCAAGCCGCCCCAGGCGGACAGGAACAGGGTGGTGGCCCAGGGGGCGATTCCCTGGGCGAACTTCCAGCCTTCCTGGTGGGTGGGCTCAGTCATGGACAAACCCTTTTCCAGTCGATGCCGTTCCAGAAGTCGATCCAGCCGTTGAGGCGGTTGATGCAGTCGCGGCAGTGGGCGTAGTTGTCGGCGAGGGCTTCGCCGATGGGGCGGGCTTCAACGGTGGCGCCCGTTGCAAGAGTTCGGCCGGCGGGATCGGGGAGATAGGTTCCGGTCGCGGCGGCATCGTGCAGGGTGAGCAGGCCGGCAGGGCAAGTGCCAACCAGAGCAAAGGCGGCTTTCGCATGGTGGCTCCTCAGGTCTTCGTTCCGGTTCCGCGCTTCGGCAAGCTGGAAGGCTTGCCGGTTGCTGCGCTCAATTTCGTCCAGGGTGGCGTCGAGCTGCTTTTCCAGCGCCTGGCGATGGGCTTCGTTCTGTTCGCCGCGGCAGCGGTCATAGCCGCGAGACTCAAGAGCATGACCCCAGCCCCAAATACCGGCCAGAGCAGCCACCACAGTAGCGAACCCAAGGTAGAGGCGCCACGGGCCCATGTCACTTGTCCTCCCGTGATTGGAGATAGGCCTTGAAGACGTAGCCGGCCAGGAGGGTGGCGGGGGCGGTGATGGCGGCCATGATGGCGGCGACGCCCAGATCGGCCTTGCCGGCGGTGAGTGCGCGCAGGGCGTAGTCATAAGCCCAGGCGCCTTCGCGCCAGAGCATCCAGATGGTGATGCCCAGGACGATGCGGCGGATGACGCCTCGGGTGTCGATCCAGTCCCAGAAGCGGGTGAGCCCGTTGTCGAGGAGTTCAGGCATAGAATGTCCTTTTCCCGCTACCCGGCGGGCGGTCGGTAAGATGGCACCAATGTTTTGTTTGGGCGGGGTGCTCGCGATAGAGCCCATGCTTCTTGAGCAGATCGTCGGTAATCGTGGCGTCGAGCATTCCGTCCGGATCGAATACATCGACCCCACGACCTTCCTTATGGCTGCTGTGGGGGGCGCCTTCCGGACACTCGGCCGGGCGCCACCCGCCGTTCTGCTGGCCGGAAACCAGACTGCCGGTGGCAGGATTGATATGCAGCAGTACGCGGTAGCTGGTGGACAGTTCCAGCAACAGCGCGTTGACCGATATCAACAGGGATTCGGCATTGCCGCGATGCTCGGCAGTAATGCCGGGGTGGCCTGGCCAGCCGGCGAAGTAATCGGCCAGGCTGATTCTGGAGTTCATGCCGGCACCGCGTCAGGTTCGCCATCGTCGCCGGTGTCTTTGCCCTGTTGCGGTTCTTCCGGCTGGGCCGCGGCGGCGGCGTGGATGGCGGTCTGGTCCACCCGTTGCAGGCCCAGGGCGGCCATGCGCTTTTGCTCGTAGGCGCGTTGTTCCAGGGTTTCTTCCCAGTCGGTGCCCTGTTCGGCGCATTCCGCTTCCAAGGTGGAGATGAGGCTGTCCATGCGCATGGCGGCGGCGCTGGCTTCCTTTACCGGGTCCACCCAGCCCCGGCCGCTGAAGATGAACTTGCAGCGGCCGTAGGCGTAGCGGTTGGCGTAGTAGTCCGGGGCTTCGACGCGCCCGGCATTGATGGCCTCCTCCAGCCACAATTCGTAGATGGGCCGCAACCAGGTGTCATTGAGCCAGCGGCGGCGGCCGTGGAAATAACGCCAGGCTTCGAGCAGGACGGCCCGGGCGCTGCTGTAGTTGGTCTTGGAGAAGTCCTTGACCAGGAGTTCGTAGGGGAGATTGATACCCGCGCCAATATTGCGCAGGCTGGCCAGCATGAAGGCTTCGAAGGCGGCATTGGGCCGGCCGGGGGTGAAGCTGGAAAGTTTGGCGCCCACGGGCAGATTGATGATGGCGCCGCCCTTGATATTGGCGCGGAATTCGCTGGTATTGTTGGCCCATACGTCGGCGGCTTGTTCTCCAAACAGCGCGGCGGAGCTTGCTGGATCCAGGTTGCTTTCAATGAAGGCGGCCACCAGGCTGTTGGCGATGGCGGCCTGGAGTTCCGTGGTCTGGTACTTGCCGGCCATGTGGAACTCGCGCATGACGGCGGAGACGATAGGCTTGCCCCGGCTTTGTCCGGTGCGCTCCTTGTCGTGCAGGTGGATCAGGCGGCGGCGGCCCCAGGGGGTGAAGGCGGGGATGTATTCCCATTGGTCCCGATCCGCCCATTGCCAGCGCTGGGCGTAGCTGTCTCCCGGATGGACCTTGCTGATCCAGTAGCCCACCGGGGCGCCGTAGCGGTCCTGGAGGATGCCCCGGCGGATGTCGCTGCGGTATTGGAGATGGGGCGGCGTGTCCAGGCGGTCGGATTCTGCCAGCAGCAGGCGGGTGGACCAGCGGGCGTCCGGCCGGGGCAGCCACATGGGCACGGCGATGTGGTCGCCATTGCCCATGGCGCCGCCAAATGCCTGGAGAGTCAGGCCGAGCAAGTTGAGGCTGCGGCCGGCGTCGCATTCGGTGGTGTCGCCCCAGGACCGGTATTCGGCTTCGGTCTTGTTGCCCCACTCCCTGGCCCGGTCGTGTTCCCAGCCCAGCAGGCGGTATTCCGGAATGGCGGACAGGCGCAACTGGGCGCCGATGATGTTGTCCTTGAAGGTCTGGTTGGCGCCGCTCATGAGGCCGTTGTTGCGGCCCATGTCGCGGCTTCGCGGGACCAGCACGTCGCGGTCGTCGAGCAGATCGGCGTCGGCGGAGCCGGCGGAGGGGGTCCAGCCGGCCATGGTGATGTCGCTGAGGCTGGCGCCCTGGTGGGCGCCGGCCATGGCCATTGGCCGGTTATAGGCGGACAGACGCTTGTCGAAGAGGGGACGGGCCGTGGGCCGGGTACGCATGGCTTACCGGCCGGGGATGAGATAGATGGGGCGCCGGACGGCAGCGGCGCCGGACTGCTTGGCGGCGATGGCGCCCTGGAGGTCGGCCACATAGGCCTTGAGTTCGGCCATGTCTACCGGAGCGTATTCGCTCTTGCGGCCCTGGCTGCGGTCCATCTGGGTGAGGGTGACGCGCCGCCCGGTGGCGAGCGTGTGGACGGCGGCAATCGCCTCCGCCAGGTAGGCTTGCAGGGTTTCCAGCGGCAGGGAAAGCAGGGCGGCGTCCATGCGGGCAAGCATGGGCGGCGGGGTGTGACATTTTCAGGGGGAAAATGTCACTTTCGGATTGTTTCGGCTGGCTTCGGATTGTTTCGGCGGGTTATGCCGAGGACTTTTCCATTTTCTGCATGCGCTCGATGATGCGCCGCAAGTGGCGGGGGTGAAGGTGATATTCCCGGCTCAGTTCGGCCAGGTTGTTGCCCCGCCACTTGGCCTGGATTTCGGCGTCGCGGCGCGTGCGTTCGTGCTTGGCCATGTAGCATTCGCTGCCGCCCAGGCGCAGCCGGAGCTTGTCGATGACGGCCTTGGCGTGGTCTCCGGCGATCTGGGGGTGGATGCCGAAGAAGGGGGCGGTCTCCAGGATTTCTTCCTGGATGATGTCGATGAGGCCGGGTTCCTTGGCGGGCTTGGTCATACACGCATCCAGGGGTCGTCGTGGTAGACCACCGGGTTGTCCGGGCGGGGCTGAATCCGGGGCGGTGGGCGTTTTTCCGCGGGGGCGGGGGAAAGAGGCTTGGGCGGCGACGGGGTTTCAACCGGCGCGGCGGGGGTGTCCGGTTTTGCGGCGGGCGATGGAACCGGGACGGTAGGGGCGAGTGCCGTGGCCTGGACTTCAGGCCGGGGGTGGACACCCAGGGTGCCGGTGAGGCTGGCGCCGAAGAGGTCGCCCGTGGGGGGGTTGAGTTCGGCGAGCTTGTTTTTCCACCAGGTCTCGGGCTTGCGGTTGAGTTCCAGGAAGTGGGCCATGGCCAGGTTGTAGACGGCGAGGTCGCCGTCTTCGTTGCGGGCGCCGGCTTCCTTGACCCATTCGACGCGGAGGAAGCCTTTGACGTAGCGGGGCTTCTTTTTCTCGGCGGTGATCTGGTCGAAAAATTCGTCGGGCAGGTCCTGGGCGTAGTGGATGGCGCCGGGCCCGGGGCTGGTGAGCTGCATGCGGTTGTAGAGCCAATCCTTGGCTGTGTCGGTGCCGATGAGCCAGAGTTCGCCACCGAATTTTTCGACGCTGCCGCGGATGTTGATGTCCACCAGGCTCGGGCGGCTGGAGAGGACGGGGCGGCCGGGGCGGCTGGCGCCCTTGATGGCGAGGAGGCGTTGTTCCTGGCCCAGGATCCAGCGTTTCTTGTGGGCGCGGCAGTAGTCGTAGACCTCCTGGGTGTGGTGGCCGCCGGTGTCGATGCCGACGGCGCGGATGACCATGGGCAGGCCGGCGGCATTGGGGAGGGGGGTGCGCAGGAGTTCGTCGAGTTCGTCCCAGGTGGATTTTTCCGCCGGGTCGCCGCTGATGACGTGCTTGTTGACGGTCCACCGCTCCAGGCCGTAGCCCCAGCCGTAGATGGCGACCTCCAGGCGGTTGCCTTGCACGTCCACGGCGGCGGTGAGGACGGCGACGCCCAGGGGGGCGACGCCCAGGCGGAAGGGTTCCTTGAGGGCGCGGAGCTGGTCGGCGGTGACGCGCTCGCTGATTTCGTCGTAGACCAGGGCGAGGCGGGTGTTGTAGAAGACCCGCATGGATTCGTGGTCGCCGCGGGCGAGCTTGGCCTTGGCTTTGACGTATTGCTTGGCGAGTCCCAGGAAGCTGATCCAGCCGACGGGGGCATAGAAGGCGGAAATGGTGAAGCTGACGGTTTCACCGTCGCCCGGGGCGTGGGCGACCCATTGCCCGGCTGCGAGCATGGGGGTCTTGTGTTCGTTGCGGATCTCGCCGTGGCAGGCGGGGCATTCGAGCCAGGCGTCGGTGACGGTTTCATTGCCGACGAGCTGGTTTTCGTGGAGGGCGGCGACGTTGCCGTGTTCCCGGGTGCGCAGGGCTTCCAGTTCCAGGGTATGGGCGTGGCCGCAGTGGGGACAGGGGACGTGGAAGTGGCGCTGGTCGCCCTGCATGAACTGGGCGTCGATGGCGCTGTCGCCCAGGAAGGTGGGGGAGCTGGAGTAGTAGGCCTTAAAGTTGCGGCCGTAGGTGTTGCCCCGGTTCTCCGCCAGGTCGATGGGACTGCCTTCCTTGTCCACCGATTTTTCCCAGCGGTCGATTTCGTCGCCGTAGAGGTAGCGGACGGGCACCTCGGCCAGGTTGGAGGCGCTGCCGGCGGTGGTGATGTAGAGAGTACCGCCGTTGAATTCCTTGGTATCGCTGGTGTTCTTACTGTCCCGGGCCCGGGGTTTGGCAACCCGCTCGCGCAGCTCGGGTACTTCGCGGATGGTTTTCTCCACCCGGGAGGAGACGCGCTTGGCGATCTTGTCGGTAGGCAGCAGGACCAGGATGTTGGAGGGGGCCTGGTGGATGCAGGCGCCGATGAAGTTTAGGCCCACCTGGGTCTTGAGCAGTTGCGAGGCGCCCTTGACCGCCACGCGCTTGGCGGGATGCAGCGGCGAGAGGCAGCGCATGACTTCCCGGGCGAAGGGGGTGCGTGCGGTGTGGTATTTGCCATGCTCGGCCCCCGCCCCCTGGGGGATGCGCTGGTAGGCGTCGGCCCATTCGTCTATCCAGAGGGCGGGGTCGGGCCGGAGTCCGGACTGGAATCCTTCCAGGTAGGCGAGAAATCCGTCCGCGACCGTGTTCATTGCATGGGGCTGGTCATGTCTTCGACGCTGAGATCGGCGATTTCGTCCAGGATGCGGCGGATGGCGGCTTCCATGTTCCGCTCGATCTCGAAGGCGTCGGTCATGCCGGCATATTCGGGTGCGACCTTGGCCGGCAAGCCGAGGAAGGAGTCGCGCAGCAGGCGACCCGTGACCATGGCGGCCCGCTTCATGCCTTCGATGTCGGCCACGTCGCCCCGCAGCTTGGCCAGCTCGATTTCGGCCTTGTCGGCTTCGGCGGTTTCGCGCCGGGCCCGGGCGTCCCAGTAGACGTTATCGCCGCCCTCCCCCCCTTTGGTCTTACCACCTGATGGCGGGGGGGGCGGCGCGGCGGCGGCGATCTTGGCGGAGTTGGCGCGCTCGAACTGCTTCTGGTCGGTGTTCTTCGCCCATTGGATGTCGGCCACCTCCGGGTCGATCATCTTCTTGCCGTTTTCCACCACCGTGGTGATCCGCCCCGCCGCGATGGCCTGGGCCACCGCCTGCCGAGAGCAGTCGCGCCGCCTCGCGTATTCAGCCGGCGTCACCAGTTCCGGCATGGCGTCAATGGGAGGATTGACAAGACAAGCGCCCTGTCAACACCGCAAAACCCCACCCACTAGCGTTTTTTCGAGGTATGAACGAAC